TATTATACATCCAATATATCCCCATTAACATTACTCCACCTACACCAGCATAAATAAATTTTTTCTTCTTTTTTAAATATTCTTGGTCTATAAGCTCTTTGGGTTTGAATTTATCATAATACTCTTCTAAACTTTCATAAAATGTATTCGTTGGTAATTCAAGTTCTTCATTTAATTTATTTGTAATGTAATGTATCCATTTGCCAAAATCCATTCTATTGTCTAAATATGGCTGGACGGGATATTCATTTAATAATTTTCCAAAATTTTTACCCATGGGATGAATAGGAAAGTAAAAAGGTAAATTTTGAATAAGAGTAAAATATTTTTTCTTTGTAACATCATTTGGTTTATTGGGATATGTCATACCAATTGTTTGAAGTGTGAATTTAAAAAAGGGGTACCAAACTTGAGGGTCTAAATGTTGTTTATATGTAGCCATTTATATACCAAACAATATAAAAACAAGTTGTTTTTAACATATAGATGAATAGTAAAAATTATCAGTTTTGTAATAATTGTGGAAAGATGGGACATGTATTTCATGCTTGTAAAAAACCAATTACAAGTTCTGGAATTATATGTATAAATATGAATGGCAAAGAAAATAAATATTTAACAATATGTAGAAAAGATACATTAGGTTATGTGGATTTTATAAGAGGGAAATACCCTTTATATAATAAAGAATATATTCAGAATATTATTGATGAAATGACGACGGAGGAGAAGAAAAAAATTTTTACATTAAGTTTTAATGATTTGTGGACAGATTTATGGGGTACTTTTGTTAGAATGCAATATCAACAAGAAGAAAAAATATCTAAGCAAAAATTTACACAAATAAAAGAAGGTATTTATATGTTTGAAAAAGATTTTTACAATATAGAATCATTAATAAACAATAGTAAAACGAATTGGATAACGCCCGAATGGGGATTTCCAAAAGGGAGAAGGAATTATATGGAAACAGATAATAGTTGTGCGATAAGGGAATTTAATGAAGAAACGGGTTATGTTGAATGTGATTATGAAATTATTAAAAATATTTTACCGTACGAAGAGATTTTTATGGGTTCTAATTATAAGTCGTATAAGCATAAATATTATTTAGCTATATATGTTGGTGAAAAAAGTGATACGGGAAAATATCAAAAAACAGAAGTTAGTAATATGGAATGGCTAACATTAGATGAATGTTTAAAACATATAAGGCCTTACAATTTAGAAAAGATTGAGATAATTAAGAATATTGATAAAACATTACATAAATATAGTTTAATCTCATAATATATTAATGAACATAGATCATAATATATTAGTTGGTGGAGCGGCCGCATCTGATAAGAAAATACGGGAACATTGGGATACAATTAAAGATCATTTATATTTTAGAAAACCAAGAGATCCCGGACAAATATTATTTAAATTGGTTCCTGTCAAAAAATACAAAGAAGGTGAATCTGTCTCGTCAAATACATATAAAGTGGATCTAACATATAAAGAAGGGGTAGAACAAATAAAAACAAAAAATCAAAAATTTGATTTTGAAAAAGATTATACTATGTCTGAATTATGTGTTGCTGTTGGAATCCATGAGAAAAATGATAAAACTAAAGCACCCGGAGGGAAAGAGGGTTTTATAAATTATAAATTTCGGGTTGAAGAGAATAAATGGAAAGGTTATGAAAATTTTTCAAAACCAAATGGCGTAACCAGTATAGAAAAAGATTTGAAAGGTGAAATAATAGAAAAGAAAAGAACAAATCAAACAAAGAAAAAAGGACAAACAACTAAGCAAAATCAAACAAAGAAAAAAGACAAAAAAAAACCAGCAAAACCAGCAAAACCCGAACAGAAATCTAAGAAATCTAAGAAATCAAAAAAAAAGGAGGGGGAAGATTTTATAAGATATCTGGAAGAGTTTTTAAAAAACGGAACTGAATTTATAAAGAAACACGATATAAATTATAATGAACATTTAAAAATTATTGAAGGAAAAAATCGCGAAGAATGTAAATATGAAAGCGAAGAGGATAACATTTTATATCCTTTGCTTGAAGACCCGGATTTTAATACAAAAATATGGCAAAAAAAAGAGTTTAAAGATGGAAATGAATATCCTAAAAGAGAATTGTCGGAAGGAGACAAAGACAAAAAAGGGAAGGAGTTTGACAATATAACTAATAATATTTGTAATAATTTTGAATTTGAATTATTACCTCATCAAAAATTTATAAAAAATTTTTTATCCTTTCAAACGCCATATAATAGTTTATTAATATATCACGGTCTTGGAACAGGAAAAACATGTTCTTCTATAGGAGTTGCTGAGGAATATAGAACATATGCGAATCAGATGGGGATTAATAAACCAATTATAGTTGTTGCTTCGGAATTTGTTCAACAAAATTTTAAAAAACAATTATTTGATGAAACAAAATTAAAGAAGGTGGGGGGGTTATGGAATATAAAATCGTGTACGGGTAATAAATTTTTAAAAGAAATAAACCCCATGAATATGGAAAATTTGGAAAGAGACCATGTAATAAAACAAGTCAAATCTATAATAAAAGAAAATTATGAATTTATGGCTTATTTAGAATTTGCTACTTGGACGAAAAAAGAGTTAAATAAGGAAGCATTAAATGATAAGGATTCGCTTGAATCGAGAAAAAAGAAAATACAAAAAATAAAAGAATTATTTTCAGACAGATTAATAATAATAGATGAAGTGCATAATATAAGGGATGTTAGAGAAGGAGATGGTACAGAAGAGAAAAAAATTAAGAATAAATTAAAAGGTACGACAGAACATTTTAAAACATTAGTAACTTATGCTGATAATGTAAAATTATTATTATTAACGGGTACTCCGATGTATAACGAATACAAAGAAATAATATGGTTATTAAACTTAATGAATTTGAACGATAATAGATATTTTATAGAGGAAAGTGATATATTTGATAATGATGGGGAGTTTGTAAAGGACGATGATGGAAATGAAATAGGAAAAGATATATTGATACAAAAATCAAGAGGATATGTATCTTTTGTGAAGGGGGAAGACCCATTTATGTTTCCTTTTAGAGTATATCCAGAACATGATACAACGCTACAATATGATGCAAATTCATTAAATAAATTGAAGAGAAATAATAGCGATTATTATCCAAAAAAACAATTAAATGGTATGGATATACCAGTCAGGAGGAATGAAACAAGAGGAGTCCAATATTTAGATATTTTTATGACGAAGATAGGAGAGATACAAAAAGATATATATGAAAACTATATTAAAAAATTGATGAAAGATTCGCCCAATTTAAAGAATTTTGAAAAATTTTCTTACGGGATGTTATCTACACCATCACAATTATTAAACATTTGTTATCCTTCGGATGAAAGAGATATAAAATATAAATATGGCGAAAGAGGATTGGGGGAAATAATGAAGTTTAATAATACATCTTGGAAAGAATTTGAATACAAAGAAAACCGCGAAGGGTTTTTTAAAATAGATAAGTTAAAAGAATACAGTGGGAAAATAACAAGAATAATAAAAGAAATTGTAGCCTCTACGGGTATAATACTTGTATATTCTCAATATATAGCGGGCGGCTGTATACCTGTAGCACTTGCGTTAGAGGAAGCGGGTTATAGTAAATATGGCGGATCTATATTTAAAAGGTCGCCAGCTGGAGAAAATAAGGGAGAGTATATAATGATAACAGGACAAACAAAAAGTAAAGAATTAATAAAAACATTAAATTTATGCAATAGCAAAGAAAATAAGGATGGGACTAAAATAAAAGTAGTAATTATATCGCGCGCTGGATCAGAAGGTCTTGATTTTGCGAATATACGACAAGTTCATATATTAGACGCTTGGTATAATTTAAATAGAACTGGTCAAATAGAAGGAAGGGCAATTAGAAATCTAAGTCACTGCAATTTAGAAATAGAAGAAAGGAATGTGTTGATATTTTTACATGGAACAAAAGGGGTAAAAGATGAACAACAAAATGAAGAAGTTGAAGCAATAGATATGTATATGTATAGAATTGCCGAAGAAAAAGCTATATTAAGTGGTAAAATAGCGAGAATATTAAAAGAAAATGCGGTCGATTGTTTATTAAATGAAAATCAAAAACAATCAAATAAAGAAAATTTAAAATTAACAAAAAAAATAAAATTATCAAATGGGAACGAAATAGATTTTGCAATAGGACACCATGATAATACTCAAATATGTGATTTTATGGATTGTAATTATCAATGCAAACCTCAAGCGGTAAAAGATTGGAAGGAGAACGTTTATACATATAACGATAAATATATGACATTAACGGTTACAAAAATTATTGAAATAATAAAAAGATTGTTCAAAGAAAAATATGTATTTAATCAACGGGGTTTAATGGATGCTATAAATTTTAATAGAAAATATAAAAAGGATGAAATATTTAATGCTTTATCAATATTAATTGATGATAAAACGGAATATATAGAAGATAATTTAAAAAGAAAAGGAAGATTAGTAAATATAGCGGACTTATATTTATTCCAGCCGTTAGAAATAAGTTATGAACAACTTACTATGTATCAAAGAAAACATCCTATACCATATAAACGAGGAAAAATGCTGATAGAATTAAATCAAATTAAAAAGAAGGAATTCAGACCTGATATAGTAGTAAAAAACTTAATAGAACAATTAAAATATTGTTGGGAAGGTGTTTCACAAGAAGATACAACAGATGATAAAATTTTTTATTATCATATACCAGGAATAATAAATTATCTACTTAAATATTTTCCAAACGAAGAAGATGAATTACGTAAATTTGCGGCTTTTAAATTGATAGATACGATGAAAGATAATTTCAAAACAAAATTACATTTATTAAATCAATATACACAAGACAAATACAAAGAAAATGATATAATTCATAAAGTGATAGGAGAATATTTTAATAACTATATTTTTAATGATGGCGTTTCTTATTGCGTAATACCTAATTTCAAAGAAAGTGAAAGAGGAATATTGGTGTGTGTGAAATTGGAAGAAACGGAATATAAAAGAACAGAAACACATTTAGAAGAAATTTTGTTGAAAAAATTTATTGAAAAGAAAGGAAAAAAAAGAGAAATATCGAAATTTTATGACGATATAGGATTTACAACATTTTTAGGTCCCAATAGAAAAGATGAAATTATATTTAAATATAAAAATAAAAATACTGGTGGGAAAGGGAATGCGTGTAGAATGCAGAAAACTCCTTTATTAATAACAGGAGTTAACAATTTATTGAAAGAACTTGGCGTTCCAAAAAATAAATGGGTTGAGTTTTCTGATGGTACAATAGGGGGAACAAAGATTAGTTCTCGGTTGATGTGTGTATTAAAAGAATTTTTATTTGGAATTTTGGATCGAAAGAATGAAGATAGGGATTGTTTTTTTATGACGGCAGAGAGTATTTTATATGGTATTGAAGAATTACCAAAAATAAGATCATATTATCAAAAACAGGTTTTTTAAATAAAATTGATTATAATTTAAAAACATTATATATCTAATATATAATGTCTACTCTCAACAGAACAAGAAAATCTAATTATGGAATTTATATGGAGAACATATTAACAAGAAAAGTGGTAGTCCCTTTTAATACAATAGGCAAAAACATAGAAGAATTATTAAATAAGGTAATAGCTAAAAAATTAGAAGGTCATTGTGCGAGCGAAGGCTATATTAAAAAAGGATCCGTTAATATTATATCATATTCTTCCGGAGTTGCGAATAGTGAAAATATATGTTTTGATGTTAGTTTTAAATGTGAAATCTGTAAACCTGTTGAAGGTATGAGAATTAGATGTACTGTTTGTAATATAACAAAAGCCGGAATTAGGGCTATACACCATAAAGAACAGTGTAAAGATAAGGACGGCGATGCAATTAAATCATTCGAATCCCCAATAACCGTATTTGTAGCAAGAGAACATCATATAAAAGATAAAAGTTACACAGAAATTACAAAAGAAGGGGAAGATATAATTATAAAAGTGATAGGGTCAAGGTATCAATTAAATGATGATAATATTTCAATATTGGGTGAATTATGTAAAACAAAAAGAGATAAAAAAGGCAATAAACAATTAAACACAATGGGTTCTTGTCAAGTTCCCAGTGATAAAAATTAATCAATTAAAAAATAATAATATAAAAGTTTAATTATTATTTTTATAAATGGAAAAAAACATAAACATTAATAAATTAAAAAAATTGAAACAAACGATTGAAAGCATGGATTCTGTTCATCATCCTAAAATATTAGAAATTTTAAAAAATAACAATATACATGTTTCAAGCAATCGCAATGGATGTTTCATTAACATGAATCATTTTACAGATAATATCAACGACCAATTAAATGATTTTATAAATTATATTAATATTCAGGAAAAAACGTTGGGGGCTGTAGAAAACGCAAAAAAAGATATTAAAGATGAATATTTTAATAATAATAAAAAAGATAATAAAGATACAGGTTCTATTTTACATAACCAATGTTAAATATAAAAGATATAACACCTTTCATGTTAAATGATAAAAATTTGATACATTTTTTAAATAATAAGAACAGTATAACCAAAGCATCTTTTACAAATAAAGAAAAGCAAATTATACCAAAACCACAAAATAACATATCTGATAATTTTTTTAACGCAAATCAAACTACAGACACATTAATATGGTATTATCACATTTTATTAAATGGCATTCAATCGTATCATTTTTTAAGTAGTAATAGTTATGAAGAAGAAAATAAAATCAAAATTAATTTAGTTTATAAAATTCGTGAAAACAAACAAATATTGAAAAATCATAAAATTAAATATCGCGAAATAGAAAGCAATCTATGTAATGATAGTAAAATCAAAATGAATACTTTTTTAGCATTATTAATAATTTCGGATGTTAATTTTTTCTATAGTGATGATAAATTTTATTATACGTGTTTAATTAATAAAAATTTAGATAAGTATTGTTACTTATATAAAAAAGATGGTAATTATTATTTATGGTATGGTGATAATAAACCAGATTTTGATAAAATTTCAGAAAAATTAATAACAATAGACAATGTAAATAAACCCTTAAAAACAATATCCAGTTATAAAAAACCAGAACTGGAAGAATGGTGTAAAAAATTAAAGATTAAATATGAATTTATGGGTCAGAAAAAACCTACCAAGAATAAATTATATGCCTTAATTCAAGAAAATATAATATAAAATTGAATATATTTAAAATAATGTGTATTTTATATATATTATGAGTTCGGAAGAATTAACACCACAAGAACAATTAAATCAATTATTAAAAGTATATTATCAGGATAAACCTGGGGTGTCTACAGAGAAAGAATTAGAATTAAGATATGGCTTGGGTGAAAATTATATTACAAAAACACAATTCAACAATGTTATTAATAAATTGAGAGGATCCGGGTTTATTTTAATCAATAAGGAAGGTGATTATACATTAAGAATTAACCCCATGACAAGAGGGAGAAGTGGCTTTATTAATCAATCTTTTATAAGAGCCGAGATAAACGAATTAAATAACATTCAACATTATTGTAAAACGGATTATTTTGATGTTGTAAATATTCCAGACCATATTAATTTAATACAAAAGCGTAGAGCAATATTAAATAAAAAAGCGGACAAAAAAAACCCAGGTAAAACAATTTTAGAATTTGTTAAACCAGTTGATTTTTATAATTCTAATTTTAGAGTTAATTATAAACAAGAAAAAAAATTATCACAAGAAGATAAAGTTTTACAAAGTGTTTTGAAGGAGTGGCCAACATCTCAAAAGATTTATAGATATTTAAAAAGATACAGATTTAAAATTCCCAATATGCCATTTGAAATCCATTGTTCTATAGTAAAAACATCAAAACAAAAAAAATCACGAGGTAGAAGCATATATATAGCCGAAAATAATGTTAAAGAATCAAATGTATTTAATAATCCAGAAAATTATGAAATAGAATTAGAATTTAACGAAGATGAAATGAATAAAATGGTTATCAGTAAAGCAAACGAAGATAGTTATAAAATAAGTTCATATGAAATACATAATAAAATCATTATGAATATTATAAAAAAATACACTAAGGTTATTTTGTCAGGAATACAATCAACAAATTATCCTATTCGTTATGATGAGCAATCGTCTGTTTTAAAACAGTATCTTAAATTATCATATATTAATAAATACGTCACAAATGTTAAAGATAAAAAAAGAAAGCCCATGATGACCTTAGAACAATTATTAAAGGACGATTTTGCCTGGAAAAGAAAAAATAGAATGAATTTTATTGGACCATCATCCGTAAGTCTTGAAATGAAACATATTGTCCTCACAGATAATAAAAACGCACCAAATATAAATAATTATTATACTGTTACGGAAAAGGCCGACGGCGAAAGACATTTATTATATATTAATGAAATTGGCAAAATATATCTATTGGATATAAATTTAAATATTAAATTCACGGGGTGCACAATAGGCGACGAGAGATTACATGATACAATTTTTGACGGGGAGCTTGTTTTATTTAATAAAATGGGAAATTTTATAAACAATTTCTTGATATTTGACTTGTATGTATCTAAAAAAAAAGATTTTAGACAATATCCATTTATGAGCACACAACATATTGGTCATCAAATGAAATATGGTAGTCCTGATATAGATAAAAATAAATTTCGATATATTGAAATGAGAAAATTATCTATCATTTTGCAACAAGAATCTAAAAATATAGTTATTGGCAAAGGGGTACCTATGATTTTTAAATGTAAAGAATTTGAAAATAATATTCAAGAATCAATATTTGTTAAATGTAAAACAACATTAGACAGAGTTAAAACTTTAGAGTATGAAACAGATGGTTTAATTTTTACACCAGTAGATAAAAGTGTTGGTTCCGAAACCATAACATTACATCACTCAACACAAAGAACTTGGAAATATTCTTTTAAATGGAAACCACCTATTCATAATACAATAGACTTCTTAATAACAACAAAAAAAACAGGAACAAAGGATTACATAGGTAATATCTATGAAAAGGGGGTAGATACAGAAGGACAGTCAAGCATTAAACAATATAAACAATTACAATTAAGAGTTGGATATTCCCAATACAAACACGGATTTTTAAACCCTATGAACAGTATTATTCATAATTCTGTAAAAAGAGTATATGACCCGCGTGATTTATCTCAGTATAAACCCATGTTATTTTATCCCACTAATCCCACGCCGGATTATCCTATTTGTTATGCTAATATATTATTATCAAATGAGGGGAATAAACAATTTATGAAAATAGAGGATGGAAAGGATATATTTGAAAATGATATGATTGTTGAATTTAGATTTGATTCAACTAAACCGAAAAATTGGCAATGGATACCCATTAAAGTTCGGTATGATAAAACAGCCGCTTATAAAAAAGGACAAAGAAATTTTGGAAATGATTATGTCGTAGCCAATAGCGTGTGGATGTCAATAAATAGTCCAATCACAGAGAGGATGATAAAAACGGGCGAAAATGTTCCAGAATATATTGATAATGATACTGTTTATTATAGCAATGATAAACAAACAACAACAACAAAAAGTTTAAGAGATTTCCATAATAGATATGTTAAATTTAAATTAATAACCCATATAAGCAAATCCAATCACAATTTATTAGATATGACCGTTGGAAAGGCTGGAGATTTACCAAAATGGATACAAGCAAGACTTAATAGCGTAGTTGGAATTGATTATTCTGTTGATAATATAGAAAATCAATTGGATGGTGCTTGTACGCGTTATTTAAAAGAAAAACAAAGAAAAGCATCTATGCCAAAATGTATGTTTTTATCTGGCGATTCAAGTAAAAATATTAAAAATGGCGCAGCATTCGGTGAAAAAGAAAAAAACAAGTTAATAATGAATGCTTTATATGGACTTGGTAGTCGTGACCCAAAAGAAATAGGAGAAGGTGTGGCAAATATGTTTGGTGTTGGAGAGAGAGGTTTTGATATTATAAGTAATCAATTCTCCACGCATTATTTCTTTAAAAATAAACAGACCCTTTTAGAATTTGCAAAAAACCTAACTGAAAATTGTAAAGTCGGCGGTTATATAATGGGGACATGTTATGATGGGAAAAGGGTATTCGATCTTTTAAAAGATAAAGATACTAATGAAACAATTACACAGAAAGATAATACAGGTAATGTTTTGTGGAGAATAGTAAAAAAATACGAAGGTAATGTATTAAATATAGATGATACGTCTTTAGGATTAGAAATAGATGTATTACAAGAATCAATTAATAAAGTTCATACAGAATATCTGGTAATTTTTGAATATTTTACAAAAATATTAGAAGCGTTTGGATTTATTCCTTGTCCTGAAAAAGATTTGGAAAGATTTGGTTTAAAAAATCCTATAGGTTCATTCGAAGATTTATTCGATTTGATGACAAATGATATAAAGGAAAATAAATTTTTAAAAAAGAACCTCGGACAAGCATTAGATATGACAAAAGCAGAAAAATTTGTTAGCTTTTTAAATAATTATTATGTATATAAAAAACACCATAATGTCAATACGCAAACAGTAGAAAATAGTTTATATGGTATTCAAGATGCTATAACGCCAGAAGAAAGAGAACAACATCAAACTATTGTTGATCAATCTATACAACAACAACGAGATTTTGTTATTAAATATAGAAGAAAAGTTCAATTAAAATAATATACAAATGAAATCATTTAAAGTGAGAATAATATAATTAAATAAATATGTTATATTATTTATTGAATCAAATAAAATACAGAATTCAACCTGAAAATATTAAAATAAATTTTTCTTTAAAAAATAATAATGAAGGAGAACATTTATATATAAGTAAAACATTAGCCAAATATT